ATCAAGGTTCAAGTATATCAAGAGACTGCTAAGAAAATATCAGCAGTCGGGTATCGTTCAGGAAAGGCTCGTTCTCAACCACATCATTGTTATCTATAATGTCTTCGGAATCGAAGCCGCAAACCGGATGATCTTTTACAAGATCGAAAAGGAGTTATGGCCCGTTCTAAAGACATTTCTTGTTTATCTCAACTATCTTCCTGAAGCGGATAAGATCGAGGTACCAGTAGATGAATACGTAGTTTCAATTCTCAGAAAAATCTAACATGGAAACAAAACTTTTACAATCACTAGTTCAACAGTACAACGAAATCGCCGAGGGTTACAACCTTGATAAGGACAATCGCGTTGAACACGATGCCGCGTCTGCCGAGTTTGCAAAGCACTATGTTGCCGGACATAAGGGTGATCATTCCACTTCGGCTCCGACTCCGAAACATGAAAAGGACGCCGAACACTTTCATTCAACATATAGCGTAAATCATGTGCGCACTGGATTTGGTGGTTCTGGTACAAGTGTATACCAACATAAAACTACCGGCGATAAGTTTGAAGTAAATCGCACGGCGTCCGGTAAAGGTTTCCACGGAACGAACCACAACATTAAAAAGCTGTGAGCAACATTAAAGAAGACGAAGGCGGAGTTGCTGCAAATGTAACGGGAGATAGTTCCACCATGGCAATGCCACCGACATCGGGTGGGCTTATGCGCCGCAAATACAAAGCGTTCAATGTTGATTCAAAACTGTTCAATAAATTTGAAAAGGGTAAGGTTAAGTTTGAACACTGGTCAAAGTACCTTGATATGCAAAACGAAGGTCATACCAGCATTTATGAATACGCCAAGAAGAATCCCAACCATGTGATTGTTCTTCGTAATTCGGATAACGGAGCTCTGAGAGCAATCCGCCGCCGCTAAAAAGCAAAAATAGTTTGTGGTCCAAGGTGTGTTATGATATACATAACCTACCTTAAACGTATTTTGATGTTTACAAATAGGGGTAGGCAATATACTATTGTACCAACATTCAAATTAATTAACCCAACAACAAAACTTTAACGACTTATGATTTTTGAAGAACAAATCTCCCGGAAACCCGACTACTATCCTTGGACGCAGGACTACATTGAGGCAATGCAAAATGGTTTTTGGACCCATAGAGAATTCAATTTTCAAAGTGATATTCAGGATTACAGAGTCACCCTGACTCCTCAGGAACGTGAGATTATTGTTCGTGCCCTTTCTACCATCGGACAGCTTGAGATTTCAGTCAAGAAGTTCTGGGCCAAGGTGGGTGAAAATCTTCCGCATCCTACAATCACCGACCTCGGTTATGTAATGGCCAATTCCGAGGTTGTTCACGGTGATGCGTATGAACGCCTCCTGGATGTTTTAGGTATTGATGATTCGTTTGATCGTATTCTTCAAGAGGACATTATTCGCGGTCGTGTTACCTACCTTCGTAAGTACCTCCAGCCATTTACTCCCGACAAGAAAAAGCAGTTTGTTTATTCGCTGATTCTGTTCACACTGTTCGTTGAGAACATTGCTCTTTTTAGTCAATTCTACACTATTAGCTACTTTGGTCGTTTCCGCAATCTCCTTAAGGATACCAATAAGCAAGTGGAATATACTTCTCGTGAAGAGAACCTCCATGCCATGATCGGCATTAAGCTCATTAATACGATCCGCGACGAGCACCCCGAGTTATTCGATGCCGAACTCAAAGAGAAAATCATTTCTGAATCACTCCTTGCCATTGAATATGAGTGCAAGATCATTGATTGGATTATGAATGGTTATAGCGTTGAAAGTCTCAACACACCCATTCTCCGAGAGTTCATTAAGAACCGTATGAATGAATCCCTCGTCCAGATTGGCTTTGAAAAGCTGTTTGATGTCAATAAGGAAATGGTCAAGAAAACACTTTGGTTTGATGAACAGATTCTCGGTAACAATATGACCGACTTCTTCCATTCACGTCCTATTGAATACTCCAAGAAGGGGCAGAGCTTCAATCAATCTGATCTATTTTAATTATGAGTTCCACGCAAGAAAAATACTATTGGCTAAACACGCACTCGCGTCAGTTCCTTGAAAGAGGATACCTGAAGGAAGGAATGACTCCGGAAAAGCGTATTCGTCAGATTGCCGACCGTGCAGAGAAACTGTTGGATATTGAAGGTTTTGCCGATAAGTTCGAGGACTATATGGCACGTGGATTCTATTCACTTTCCACTCCGGTATGGACCAACTATGGTAATGACCGCGGTCTTCCAGTCTCCTGCTTCAATTCCCATATTGGCGACAAGATGGAAGTCATCCTGAATAAGGCCGCAGAAGTTGGTATTATGTCGAAGCATGGCGGAGGTACCTCGGGTTACTTCGGAGACCTTCGTGCTCGCGGTACTCCCATCTCTGTCGGCGGTGAATCTTCGGGTCCCGTTCATTTCATGGAACTGTTTGATACCATTGCCGAAGTCATCTCACAGGGTTCCGCCCGTCGTGGTTCCTTTGCTGCGTATCTACCAATCGAGCATCCAGATGTGGCAGAATTCCTTCAGATTCGTTCGGACGGTCATGCCATTCAGAATATGTCAATTGGTATTACCATTACAGACAAGTGGATGGAGTCCATGATTGCCGGTGATAAGGATAAACGTGAGACATGGACGAATGTCATTAAGAAACGCTTTGAGACTGGTTATCCCTACATCTTCTTTACGGATACCGTCAATAAAGGAGCTCCTGCAATTTACAAAGAAAAGAAGCGCAAGATTAATTCAAGCAATCTTTGTTCCGAAATCTGTCTTTCATCCAATGAGGATGAGTCATTCGTCTGCGTCCTTTCCTCTCTGAATCTCCTACATTGGGAAGAAATTAAGGAGACCGATGCCGTTGAGACAATGATCTACTTCCTTGATTCCGTGAACCAAGAGTTCGTGGACAAGACTGCAGACATGAAGTTTATGGAGGCTCCGCACCAGTTTGCAAAGAATCAACGCGCATTGGGTCTTGGTGTTCTTGGCTGGCACTCATTGCTACAGTCCAAGTCCATCGGTTTTGAATCCATTGAAGCCAAACTGCTCAATACGGGCATCTGGCGCGTCATTCGTGAACGTGCCGATAAAGCCACTCTGGAGCTTGGTGCAAAGTTTGGTGAGCCGGAACTCTTGAAGGGTACCGGTCGCCGTAATGTGACCACGCTTGCCGTGGCTCCGACCACTTCATCCAGCTTTATTCTGGGTCAGGTTTCTCCGTCAATTGAGCCATTGAATTCTAATTACTTCGTAAAGAAATTGGCCAAGGGTTCCTTTACCTATAAGAATCCATATCTCAAGGACGTGCTCAAGAAGCACGATAGAAACGATGAGGATACATGGAAGTCAATCCTGACCCATGGTGGTTCGGTACTTCATCTGAAGTTCCTCACGAATGAGGAAAGAGAAGTCTTCAAGACATTCGGTGAGATTTCTCAAAAGGAAATTATTATCCAAGCCTCTGCTCGCCAGAAATACATTGATCAAGGTCAGTCCTTGAACCTTATGGTCCATCCAAAGACCTCTCCGAAGGAAGTAAATCAGCTTATGATCTACGCCTGGGAGAACAAGATTAAGACACTCTATTACCAACGTGGAACGCACCCGGCTCAGGAGCTTGGTCGTAACCTACTTAACTGCGCGTCCTGCGAAGCCTAATGCCTAAAGTACAAATTAATTGCTATTGCTGCGGTTGCACCTCCACCATTTCATTCATAGAGGAGATTGTCGATCCTGATGTGGATGAAGGTGAGGAGGATACTTCGGTAGAGAACTATCCCGAGTATTGCCCAATGTGCGGCAATCATTGCAGCGAAGAAGGCGACATCGACGAGGAATGATAAATAAGCCATTATGTGGCTTCATCATGACTCTCCGTTTGAACCAATTGAATTAGACCCAAAAAAAATTTACGGGTTCGTCTATTTAATAGAGAACCTCGTGAATGGTCGTAAGTACGTCGGAAAGAAACTCTTTTTCTTTAAGGGCTTTAAAACGGTCAAGAAGAAAAAGAAGCGCATCCTTGTTGAGTCGGACTGGAAGACCTATTATGGTTCCAGCAATGCACTTCAAAAGGATTTAGATGAAATAGGCAAAATAAATTTCCGTAGGATTATTCTGCACCTATGCACCAGCAAGAGCGAGTGTTCCTATTTAGAAATGAAGGAACAGGTGGAAAGAAATGCCATTCTCTCCGACGAGTACTACAATGACCAGATTCGTGTAAGAGTGACTCGTGTTCAACTCACAAAGTACCGTAAGTCCTTATTGGTTAATACAGTTGAATAGAGATTCATTATAACGGTTACAGGTTAAATGTAAACCATCAAATAGATGAATTTTATGGTTTACAAGGAGCCGTAATATGGTATGATTGATTCATAATGATACTCATCGACTATTCCGGCATTGCCATTTCCAACATCTTTGCACAAAAAGTTACCGTCTCCGAGGATATGGTACGCCACATGATCCTAAACTCTTTGCGGATGTACAACCTTAAATACCGCAAGGAATACGGTACAATGGTTCTTGCGTGTGACGGTGGTTCATGGCGCAAGGAAATCTTTCCGCAATACAAAGCCAGCCGTAAGACCAGCCGTGACGCCAGTGGGCTTGATTGGAATGAATTCTTCCGCATCCTGAGTGTGGTTCGTGACGAGGTCAAGGAACACCTTCCCTACAAAGTGGTTCATATCCAGAATATCGAAGCCGATGACATCATTGGTACCTTAACCGAAAATCATTGGTACCTCGAGCGCGGGCCCGTCATGATCATTTCTGCCGACAAGGATTTTATTCAGCTCCAGCGGTACCCCAATGTTCGTCAATTCTCCCCTATGACGAAAGCCTTTGTGAAGGAAAACAAGCCTTTTAATTATCTTTACGAGCATATTATGCGTGGAGACAGTGGCGATGGTATTCCCAATGTCCTTTCTCCCGACAATACGTTTGTCGATAAGATTCGTCAGAAGCCTATTTCTACCAAGAAAATCGAGCAATGGATTGCTTCTTATGATAACCTTGATAAGGTAATGGACGAAGCGACCTACCGTAACTTCCAGCGTAACCAAGCTCTTATTGACCTAAACAAAGTACCTCGGGACAAGAAGGCGCTTATTATAAATACCTTTGAATCGGTGAAACCCAATTCAAACGTCCTAAACTATCTTATATCAAAACGATGCACTCAACTTATTGAATGTGCAGAGGAATTTAATTCACTATGAAACTAGAAATCTACGAAATCCTTGAAAAGGCTGCCGCTGCTCCAACGAGAGTGGAGAAAATTAATGTCCTCAAAAAGTATGACTCACTTGGTCTCAGGGATATTCTCCGTGCCGCCTATGATGATTTCATTGAATTTAATCTTCCTCCAGGAGTCCCCGAATACAAATCAAATGTATCAAAGGAAGGTCTCACTCCGACATCACTTCTCCGCCAGACCAAGATGATGACCTACTTTGTAAAGAAGGGTCAGGGAGACAAATTAATGCCGGTCAAGCGTGAACGTATATTTCTTCAAGTGCTTGAAGGTATCCATCCAAAGGATGCAGAGATTCTGCTTGCCGTAAAGGATAAGAAGTTTGCGGGCAAATACAAAGGTCTCACTAAGGCTTTGGTCCAAGAAGTTTGGCCAAAACTCATTGAGCTCTAACACTTTCTTGAAAGGCGCAATTGCGTCTTCTATATCATGTCGGGTAGTAAACAAACCAAAAAACACATGATCGCTTCACAACTGGAAAGACTCAAGCAAGATTATACTGATCTAGACTATTATATCCAGAGATTGCAAAAAGAAGGAAATACCCTATCCATTACCGGTATGCAAAAGAAGCAACAGTTTATCAAGGAAGTAATTGAATCTCTCCAATCCGAAGAGGTTATGCAAGCGGCATAATTAATGGTTTACATTTGACCGTATCCGTATAGGATATACACTACATTATGAATATCTTTGTCCTAGACCGTGACCCCGTCATTGCGGCTC